CCTCTTGTATTGCGTGAATCAGACCTGACTGAGGTGATGGACGATCTGATTGACGCTGGATACAAGATCGAAGAGACGCGCGAGTTTATGCGCTGGGAAGTCCGTCTCTACATCGCGTCCGGCGAGAAGATCCTGAATGGCAAGGAAGGCAAAGACGGCGAGCGCGAAGGTGAAGTGATTGCCGGCGAGAACCTGCCAGTCGTGCCGACCTATGGCGAGCGTGCGTTTGTCGAGGCTGAGGAGTGCTACGAGGGGATCACCCGTCTAGCCAAAGACCCTCAGCGCCTGCGCAACTTCCAGATGAGCTACCTGGCCGATATCGTCAGCCGGTCGCCGCGTCCTAAGCCGATCTTCAACCCTGAGCAGCTTCAGAACTTTGAGTTCATGTACGAGCAGAACGGGGCTGACAACAACTTCCCGTATTACCTGCAAAATCGACTTGGCGCAGATGGCCAAGTTCTGCCAATAGGCCCTGTTGCCGTGATGCCCGAGCAGACTATGCCTCAGGCGCTGCTGGCCATGATGGAGTTGACTCGCCAGGCTGTCGAAGACGTGGCCAACCCTGGCCTACCGCAGGATATCGCTGACCCTGACTTGTCCGGGAAGGCGGTAAACGCGCTGACGAACCGCCTAGACCAGCAGTCCATCGTCTATCAGCAGAACCTGAAGCACGCCAAGCGCCGTGATGCTGAGATTTACGCATCGATGGCCGTTGAGGTGTACGACGCGCCACGTGACGTGACCCTGACCCTGCCAGACGGCACCACGAAGAACGCCAAGGTTATGGAGGCTGTGCAGGACAAAGAGACCGGCGACCTCGTCTACCTGAACGACCTGACCAACACCGAATATGACGTGTTCGCCGAGATTGGCCCGAGCTACGCGACCAAGAAAGAGCAGACGATTGACCAACTGACGCGTATGGCTGAAGGCCTGATGGCCGTGAATCCACAGATGGCTCAGGCGCTTATCCTGCAATCGCTAACCCTTATCGACGGCATCAACATGGAGCAGGTACGCAAGTCGGCCCGCAAACAGTTGATCCAGTCCGGGTTCGTAGAGCCAGATACCGACGAAGAGAAGGCGATGATGGAGCAGATGCAGAACGCTCCGAAGCAGCCAGACGCTGCCGTATTGCTAGCTCAGGCCGAGATGGCCAAAGCTCAGGCAACCGCTATGGATACCCAGCGCAAGGCCGTCAACGATCAGCAGACCGCACAGAACAATGCGGCCAAGACTCAAATCGACGCTTTCCGTGCAGAGACGGACCGCGCCGCAGTGCAGGTCGATGCGCAGAAGATCGGCGCCGAGATCAGCTACAAGCAGGTGCAGACGGCCGGCCAGGTTATCGACAACGCGACGAAGATCGGGCATGCGCTGCGGGGCACTGTTAAGCCGCGACCTATGCAGCAGCCCGGCTATTGATTCCGGCTATCGGCTTTCTTGACGTGATTGAGTAAGCCGATTAGCCTAATGCTACTGAGCGCGAACAGGTTAAACGCGAAACTTACCGGCCAGTCACGACCGGGCAATCGTTACCAAGCGAGCAAAATATGGAAACACTGGCGCAGTTACGGGCAGAAAACGCAGCAACCGAGGATAATCCGGCACCGACTCCGCAAGTCGAGCCAGTGAAGCCGAAAGAACCTGCGGCGGTTGAGCAAGAATCCGAGCTTGAGGTTGCGGAACCTGAAGAAGAGGAAGAAGGCCAACAGGCTGAAGCCGAAGACTGGATGAAAAGCGACGAGCCAGAGTCGCAAACTGCTGATCGGAAGTTTACTGACGGTGATGTTGCGGCGGCTAAAACCAAGCTCCGTGCAAAGCTGGAGGCGAAACACAATACCGAGCTTGAAGAGATGCGCCAGAAGTTGGAGGCGCTCCAAAAGCAGCAGCAAGCACCGCAAGTTGGCGCCAAACCAACTCGGGAACAGTTTTACGACCATGACGACCCGGACGAGGCATACAGCATCGCCCTAGGCCGCTGGACGTTTAGCGCCGAGGCTGCTCAGCAGCAGGCACAGCGGGCGAAGTTTGAACAGGACCGTGCGGCACTTGAGCAGGCCCAAGCTGTTAGAGCATCGGTAGATCAGCATTTCGAGCGCGCAGCAAAGCTTATTGAGCAAAGCGGTATTGCGCCGGAGTTGTACCAATCGGCAGATGGGCGAGTTCGTAGCGCCCTAGATGAAATCTTCCCTGGTGAAGGTGATCAGGTAACAGACTTCCTGATTTCCCTGACTGGCGAAGGCTCCGAGAGGGTTATGTACAACCTTGGCGTGAGAAAGGATCGCCTAGAAGAGTTGGCCAAGCGTCTTAAAGACAACTCGAAAGGGTTGAGCGCTGCGGTCTATCTCGGCGAGCTCAAGAAAGAATTGAACGCGCCAGCAAAACGCAAAAGCAACGCGCCAGCCCCGGCGACACAGATTCAGGGTGATGCGAATACGTCTGCCAGCAACTCAGCCTCGAAGCGCGATTACGATAAAGCGATCAAGGCCGGCGACCAGGCCAAAGCATTCAAGCTGAAACGTGCGGCTAAATTGGGCGGCGCAGACACCTCCTCTTGGTAATAGGTAGCCCATCATGGCACTCGGTACGCTGACTAGCGGTAAGATCGCGGAAGTGATCCTCGAAAACGCAATGGAGACCTTCGAGCATCAAGACATGCTCCTGGATAAGGTCAACTTCTACAAACCTGACGGCGCTGGCATGCAGAACGCCGGCAACGTCATCTGGCGCTCTGTGCAACAGCACGCGCCTGTGATCAGCGGCTGGGACCTGACTGGCCTGGAAACCGGCATCATTCAGGAAACCTACCCGGCTGTGCTCGGCACCCCGCAGAACGACTTCGTTAGCCAGCGCGCCGACGACATGCGTGATATGCACTTCTGGAAAGAGCGCGGCATTCAGTCCGGTCGCCAACAGGCCACCAACCTGAACAAGTCGATTGCCACTTCGATTGCCCAGCAAGGCGCGATGTACATCCGCTCGGCTGCAACCAGCGGCTACCCGTTCATCGGTGAGGCGCAAGCCTTGATGAACGAGCGCCAACTGGCCACCAGTCAGCGTTACTTCCTGCTGAACGACCGAGACAACCTGAAGTATGCAAGCGACCTGGCTGGCCGCCAGACCCTGCAAGGCCGTCCGGAAACCACCTGGAAGACCGGTCAGGTCGGCCAAAACGTGGCGGAGTTCGACGTTTACACCGCTTCGTTCCTGCCGAACATCATCGGCGGTGTTGACCCGGCCACCACTGTGACCGCCAGCCAATCGTTCGCGCCTACTGCCGGCAACGTGAACACCACCACTCAGGCAGTGACCAACGTCGATTTCCGTACTGCGGATATCGCCGTGACTGCCTCGGCTGGATACAACGTCGGCGACAAGATCGTATTCGCTAACGGCGGCGTCACCGTCAAGGCCTTGGGCCTGGCTGACAAGTCCGACACTGGCGTAGCGATGACCTTCACCGTTGTGGCCAAGCCGAACGGCACCACCCTGACCGTGTTCCCGAAACCGATTGCACTGGATGACCCTGCGCTGTCCACCCTGCAAAAGGCCTACGCGAACGTGAACACTCGCATCCTGTCGGCAGCTACTGTGAACCGTCAGAACATCGAGGCCAGCAAGAAATGCAACCTGTTCTTCGACAAAGATGCAGTCGAAGTGCTGGGCGGCACCATTCCGGCCAACCTGTTCCGCGAGTTCGACGGCATGAAAGTGGTGCACGACACCATGAAGAACGGCCAGGAAATGTACATGGTTTACGACGGCAAGCTGGACGACATGTCGCTCCGGTATCGTCTGTTCACCTGGTACGGCATCACCATTCGCGATCCGTCGCGTTGCGGCGTTGCGGTCGCCATCTAAGCCGATGGTGTAGGATGGGGGCGTAACTGCCCCCTTTCTTTTACGTGGAGGAAATCCTATGTCCTGCGTCGTTTACCGCGAAGGCAAAGGCTATGTAGAGCATGGCATCGAATGTGAAGCCGCATGGGTTGACGTTGATCAACTCGAAGCGCACCTAAATTCTGGCTGGTCCGTTAATCCGCCTGGCTATGTGCCGGAAGGCGAAGAAGATGAAGACGAAGGCCTTGATGAAACCCGCGCCGCAGCAAAGGCTGCCGGCATCGAAGGCTGGGATACAAAGCGCATCAAGACCCTGAAAGCCGCTCTCGCTGAACTGGAGTAATTCGTATGCTCATGCCTGCGCTGAAGGGCGACATTATCAAGCAGGCTTACTATGAGCTGCGAATCTCTGGCATGACCGTAGATCCGACCCCGGAAGATACCGAGGTTGGTCTGCGCAAGCTTGAGAACATGGCCGCTGACTTCGAGTCTCGGAACATGTCGGTCGGCTACATTTTCGAAGATCAGCCGGACCCGAACAGCGCCTTTGGCGTATCCCGTGAGTTTTGGGATGCGTTCGCGCTGAATCTTGCCGTGCGGCTGATCCCTGGCTTTAACAAGCAGGTGCCCATCCAGCTTGAGGCTCAGGCAGCCGCTGCATTGTCCGGCATGGCTGCGCGCTGTGCTGCTTTGAAGATCCGTCCAGTGTTGCCGCCTAACCGCCAGCCGATTGGCTCTGGCAACGAGCGCTTTGGCTGGTGGCAACGTTACTACCAGAGCAATGGCGCGCTTCCGCCTAACGCGCCTGGCGTGCAGACCATCATGCAGGGCGAGACTAACGACTTCGCGGAGTCCTTCGAGTCGTATCTGCGCACTGAGGAGATTATCGCCTCCTACGAGGTTGTGACCGATATCGGCCTGATTGTCGTTTCCATGTCGAACAACGACCCGGTTATCTCGTACCGCCTGACTGCGCCGGTCAATCAGACCTCAAACATCCTCCAGCAGGTCAAAGTAACGATCACCACGGATCTCGGGCGCGTTGAGATTCGCGTGATCGACTTCCAGGTCGCGCCGCGTATCCGTGTTGGTCCGAACGTCAACTAGCGCAGGGAGCGACAAATGGCATTCACACAAGAGAAGATCGACAGGGCGACTAGCCAGTCGCGTGGGATCTTCAACAAGTACGTTTACACGACCACGGATACGGTAGCTCAGGTTCTATCGCCCGGGTATTTTTCCGCTTGCCGGTTTGCCGTTATCGATGGGCCTGACTCGAATAGCAACGGCTGGGCCTCGGGGATCATTGAGGCGAAATGCTCTGACGGCTATGTGATTGGCCAGATGAATGGCGCGACCGGTACGCTAGTTAACGAGTTCACCAACCCGACAGCCTTTGCGTTTGTCGAGGATCTGTATGCAACGTCGCCCGTTGACCAGATCCCGGCAAGCCTAGGCACGCCTCTGAAGGTCACATTCGGAGGAAGCCAGGTAACGCCGCGCTTTGACGTCGCTGTAAATGGCGATGTGACGTGCAAAGTATCTGGCGGATACCTCGTCTACATCACGGCGCAGGCCGGCAGAGTTGGCGCGGCCGGGGTGTCAAATCTGTACATGAGGCTTCTGCTCAACGGCGTACAGGCTATGGGGTCAGTTCATGCGCGCCTTGATAATGCGAGCACTATTTCCCCGCTTCGCTTCACGAATTATCTGAACCTAGCGGCAGGTCAGATCATCACCGCGCAGATCGTGCAGGACTCGTCCGGAATCGCTGCGGGCGGGTTGTATGCGACAACGCCGGCAATCGGCTGGATGCCATCCCCCTCTGTTTCAATCCGGTTTACTCGGATAGTGGTGGCCTAATGCAGCAGCCAATCCCCATTGACCTAATCAAGGGTGACAAGACTAGCGTCCAGTCTGACTATCTGGACGCTTTGCCAGAGAACATGTATGCCGTCGCGCGCCCGATGTTTGGCGCTGCCGGCTACATGCTCCAGCATCCTGGCCTGACCGAGTATGGGACCGGTGTAGGCCCTGACCGTGGCGGCGTGTGGAATGAACGGCTAGAGAACCATTTCCGCGTTTCTTACTCGCAGTTCATCATTGTGAACGCAGACGGCTCAAATCAGCGCTTTGGCAATATCCCCGGCATGGACCAGGTGTCCATGCCGTACTCGTTCAACACTCAGGCTGTGGTCGGCGCTGGCGGCTTCTGGCTGTATGACCCTGTGAATGGCTTTCGCGCCGTCGTTGATCCTGACTTGAAGGTGCCTATCGATGGCTGCTGGATCGACGGCTACTACTTCCTGACCGATGGCGAGTATCTGTATCACACGACCCTGGCGAACGAGGACCAGATAGACCCGCTGGCCTTTGCTACTGCCGAGATGAGCCCTGACCCAACGCTTGGCGTTGGCAAGACCGCCGACAACAAGGTGATCGTCTTCAACCGCTACACGACCGAGTTTTTCGCCAACAGTGCGAGCCCAAACTTTGCGTTTACTCGCATCCCCGGCCGGGCCATCAATGCCGGCGCCGTGGCCACCCATGCCAAGTGCTCGCTCAACGACAACTGGTATTTCGTCGGCGGTCGCAAAGAGGCTTCACTTGGCGTGCATATGGTCGGCGTCGGAACTGTTCGGCCGGTATCCACGAAATCTGTTGAGCGAATCCTGGCGCAGTACACCGAGCAGGATTTGTCGGATATCACCATGGAGCCGCGCGCTGAAGAGGGTTCGGCCTTCTTCTACATCCACCTCCCTAACGAAACGCTGATGTTCAACGAGACTATCGCGGCATCTAGCGGCATTGATCAGGCGTGGACAATCGTCAAGCGTGGCGTTAATGGCCTGCCATGGCGCGGTATCAACGGTGTGTTTGAGCCTCGCCTAGGAAAATGGGTATACGGCGATAAGACCGACCTTCGCCTTGGCATCCTTGACCCCCTGGTAACGACTCAGTACGGAGAGATGGGCGAGTGGGTTCTATACACGCCGTTCATGTACCTCGAAGACATGAGCATCGACAGCCTGAACATTGAGACCGTCCCTGGCGAATCGACCTACGACGACGCCACCGTATTCCTCTCGCTGACCTACGACGGTCGCACCTGGGGAAAAGAGTGGACTGAGCTTTATGGTCGCCCCGGGAATCGCTCAACGCGCTACATCATCAACCGCCTCGGCTACGTCCGTAACTGGGTAGGCTTCAAGCTGCGCGGCGTGTCTCGCGCCCGCATGGCATTTGCACGGGGGTATCTGGAAATTGGCTAACGACTCGCTGTTTCTATCGGCGTCCGAAGTTCAGAGCATGACCGGATGGCCTGACGCGATGGTCAACGACTACATTTCGCGCGTGTCTGTGTACATGCTCACCGGTAATGGCAGCCCTGAAGGTATCCAGCCGGCCAACGCATCGCGCCTGTACCTCGACCTCGACACCAACGACATTTACGTAAACCCGGTTATCAATTCTCGAACCGGCTGGGTGCCGGCGTAATGTTTCGCCAGGCCTATCTGTGCGAAGAAATGCACGGGCTTTACTGGACGCCGGACTATCAGGTGATCCGCTGGCTTGGCGGCCGCGTCTATATATCGTTCACCAGGCAAGGGAATGCCATTTCTTGCCATTTCTCAAGCGATAGAGCGTCGCTATCGAAACTGCGCGATGTGATGCATGAATTCTTTATTTTCGCTCGCGAAACTATGCCTTGGTGTACCATGACAATAGGCTGCATCAAGCGCGATAGCGTGGTTAGGCTGTTCAAATCCTGCGGTTTCGAGCATGTGCAAGACCGAACAGACGTGAAAATATACGCGAGGTATTTGTGATGGGCGGAAACAGCGGCGGTGATAGCAGCTCGGAAGATGCGGCGAAAGTACAGGCTAAGTCGCAGCAGGAAGCGCTTGACTATCTGAAGCAGACCGAGCGCCTGCCGCAGGGTTTCCGTGAGGGATCGCTAACCCAGCTTGGCACTGACTACGGTTTCACGACAGATGCGAATGGCAACGTCGTACGTGATGCAACGTCTATCTCAGATAGAGCCTTGGCCAGCCCCTTCTATACGCAGGCTGTGAAGCTTGGTGAAGAGGGTGTTCTGCGTAACGCCTCGGCTACTGGCGGCCTTCGATCTGGCAACGCCAATGAGGCGCTTGCGAACGTCAACCAGCAGGCTTATCTGGCTTCGTACCAGAATCAGCTGTCTGGCTTGCAGGGTATGGCTAACCTTCCATCGAACGCGAACAACATCGCGGCGCAACAATCCGGCATTGGCCAGACGCAAGCGGCCGGCATCATTGGCGGCGCGAACTCTGCCGCAGCCCAGCAGCAAGCCAACATGAACAACATAGGCACTGCTGCGAATATCGGCCTCCAGGCATGGGATACGTTCTCGGATGCGCGCCTGAAGTCTGACATTGTGTTGGTCGGCGTCGTTAACGGCCATAACACCTATACGTGGGTGTGGAACGAGCTTGCTAAAGACCTTGGCCTGTCTGGCCCTGATTGGGGCGTGATCGCTGACGAGGTGGAGCGTACCCATCCAGAGGCTGTGTCAATTCGTAGCGGCTACAAGGTCGTCAACTACCCAATGATCGGAGTAGAGCACCATGGCCTTCACGTATAGCCCCGCGCAGCCCCAGCGGCCTCAAAACGTCTACGAGCAGGCGCAGCAATATCAGGTGGCGCAGCAGCCTCAGCAGCAGCAAGGGATGAAGGTCAACCCTATGCAGCTCTACAACGGCTATAACAAGCTGTCGGGCTTGTTCGGTAGCGGCGGCGGCGCTGGCGTTGCTGCCAATCCTGCGCTGTTGAGTACGGCTGGCGGTTCTGCCGCCGGCCTTGGCGGCTCTGGCCTGATTGGCTCGGCTGGTGGCGCTACGTCTGCTGCTGCGACCCAGGGTGCGGGTTATGGCCTTGGCGGCTCGCTTGTTGGTGGGTCCGGCGCAGTAGGCGGCTCTACCTATGCCGCTGGCGCCGGTACTGCTGGCGCGGCAGGCGGTGCAGGTACTGCGGCAGGCGGTGGTGCCGCTGCTGGCAGTGGTGCTGCCGGGACCGCTGCGTCGTCTGGCCCATGGGGCTGGCTTGCTGCTGCAATCATCGCCAACGAATCCGGCCAAGCTGCTGCTGGCAACCGCGACCAAGGCACAGCCAAGCAGGTTGAGCACGCATTCACCGGCAAGGTTGTCGAGGATGACGCATCCGGATGGGGTCAGATGGTCGACAAGGACAACAAACTCGGCATCAAGGGCGACTTTGAGGTCGGGTCTGACTTCGCCTCGGGCGACTTCAGCAACGCATTCAAAGGCCTCGAAGATACCTTCGGCGTCAAGCAGATCAAAAAACTATTCTGAGGTGGCTGAATGGCTAGCCCTAATGACTTCTTCGTTCAGCCTGGCAATGATGCCTCGCAGGCTTTATCTGGCCTGAGCGGCACGCTTGGGGCTATGCGCCAGGAGAAAGCCCGCCAGGCTGAGCGGCAGCAGATGATTGATGCGGAGAACGAAAAGCAAAAGCGTATTGAGGACCGCTTTAATGCGGCTAAGACCGCTGCGCAAAAGGTATTGAAAGACGGCACGCCTGACGAAATGGCGCAGGTAGTTCTCGAGTATCCGGAGATTGGCCAGGGGCTAACAAATGCGCTTGGGCTGGTAGATGACGACAGAAAGCAAAAGGCTGCGTCATTCGCCCGCGAACTGATTTCAGACCCATCCAGAGCTGAGGAGATTTATCAGCGTCGTATCGATGAGGTGAAGTCGCGCGGCGGTGACGCTTCAGATAGCGAGCGAGGCTTGGCGAATTTCCGCAGGAATCCAGAAGCTGAATTGCGCGCCACCATGATGACATGGGCCGGAACTGGCGACCCTAGCTATGCAGCGTTTCGTGATGAGCAGAAGGCAGCGGCCAAAGCTCGCGCCGATGAGTTGAAGATACAGCGCGAAGACGAGCGCTTTGCTCAGACTGAGGCCGGCAAAGATCGGCGTGCAGCGCAGCGGGCGGAGACTGGTGCTGGCGGTTCTGCCGCGACTGCCAACCGCAAGGACTTCGACTACTACCAAGAACTCAAGAGGTCCGACCCTGTGGCTGCTACAGAGTTTGGCCGTCAAGCCGGGTTTGTCAGCAAAGAAGGCAAAGAGCTTTCGCCGCAGGTGCAGAAGCGCCTATCGGTGGCAACGGACGAGGCTATCGCAGCAGAAAACAACGTGGCCAAATTCGACAATCTCGCGAACGATATTGAAAAATCCGACTTGCAGGGCGGCCTGCTTGGTACGACCACGGAGACCCTGAAAGAGTTGACCGGCGAGCAAGATGCAATCTCCAATCTGCGCCGCGAGTACAACGCTGTCAAAGGCTCTCAGGTAGTGAATAACCTGCCGCCTGGCGCTGCGTCTGACGCGGATATCGCCCTGGCTATGGCTGGATTCCCGAGTGATCGCGCCAGCAAGCAGCAGCTTGTCAGCTTCAT